GAGCACCATGGCGATGTTTGACCCTGATTATAAAGAACACTTCGAATGGAAGGCTATGATAACTGCGCAAGCACAACAAAAAGATACTGGTGGCCTGGTGGTGGTTGAAATTGAGCCTATGGCTAATTCACCCATGGTACCCGAGCGTAATGATAAAGTGCTGAGAAGGCTCAGCGACGAAAGCACTTAGGGATTGTGTCCACGGGGGCCACTTTATAATAACCGAGATAGTAAAGGGGATTCATACCCCGTGGGCACAATGAAGAGAGAGTAGTAATGAACCCAGAGATACGTGTAAAATTAAATAAATTTAAGGCCCGCGAGTACCAGCTACCTATACTGGATGCGATTGAGAACAAAGGTTACAAACGGGTTCTCGCTATTCTACCAAGACGCGCCGGGAAAGATTATGCTGCGTGGGCCTTAATTATCAGACAGGCAATTAAGCGTGTTGGGGTCTATTGGTACATTGGTCCTACGTATAGTCAGATGAGAAAGATTATCTGGGATTCTTTGGATAACAATGGCCAGTCGTTCCTGTCTATGATTCCTGAAGAGATTATTGAATCTCAAAATGATCAACAGATGAAGATTCGCTTGAAGAATGGATCATTAATCCAGCTTGTGGGCTCTGACAACTATGATACCCTTGTGGGAAGTAATCCAATCGGCTGCGTGTTTACTGAATATGCTCTCCAAGATCCACGTGCTTATCAATATATACGGCCCATATTGCTTGCAAATAATGGCTGGGCCGTCTTTTTAAGTACCCCACGTGGAAAAAATCATCTATTTGAATTATATGAGATAGCCCGTAACTCTCCTGATTGGTTTGCTTATAAGCTGACTGTAGAAGATACTCAGCATATATCCCTGCATGATATTGAACGTGAGCTCAATTCCGGTGAAGTCTCGGAGGATTTAATACAACAAGAATATTATTGTTCATTTACACTCGGCGTTCAGGGATCGTTTTATAGCAAGTATCTTGATCGTATGCGCCTGAATGGCCAGATTGGAATAGTGCCTTGGGAGGCTTCGTTTAAAGTGCATACAGCGCTCGATATTGGAGTACGGGATTCAACCTCAATCATCTGGTTTCAATGTATAGGAACCACAGTGCGCATAATTGACTGTTATGAAAATAAAAAAGAGGGACTTGAACATTATGTCAACGTTATTCAAAGCAAGCCTTATACTTATGGTAAGCATATCGCTCCTCACGACATCAAGGTGCAGGAGTTCGGTTCAGGGATTACTCGGCTTCAAAAAGCAAAGCAGCTTGGTATTAACTTCACCGTTGCGGATGATCTTTCTATACCGGATGGCATTGAAGCTGTCCGCTCTGCGTTCTCGAAGATCTGGATCGATGAACAAAAATGCAAGCCCCTCTTGAAGGCGCTTGAGAATTATCGCCAAGAATATGACTCGCGTCATAAAGTATATAAGCCTAATCCACTCCATGATTGGTCTTCTCATTACGCGGATGCGATGCGCTATCTCTGCATATCTCTTCCAAAAACACGTGATGGATTGTCACCTGAAGAACTTGATAAAAGATATAATGATGCCTATTATGGCCATCAAAGTAACTTACCCTCAGTCTTTCGTGACGACTTACCAAGGTATTAATATGGAAATTGAAAACGGCTACATAGCTGAACTAGTTGATAGCAACGATTTTATGCAATTATATATGTCAAAAAAAGATCCAAGAAGCGATGCTACGTTAAATCCTGCAAATTATATATATGTGCACAAACATAATAAATCTATTTTTATTCATGAGGGGACGTTAGAAGCATTTGGATTTTTCATTAAAATAGCTCGGCCTCAAAAGAACGATATTATAAAAATCAAGTTTACAAATAATATCGAGGGTTTTTTTACTAACCTTGATACTATATTAAACACTATGCAAGAGGCTGCATTAGAAGATGACACTGATGACTACAAAGAGCCCATCGATATTCTATTACATGTAAAATCGGGTTGCCTTCAAGCATTACGTACATGTGAAAAAATAATAGCGCAAAGTTAGATGGAAAGACGACTTACCAAGGTATTAATATGGAAAATAAAGCATTAGAACTTGAAGCTGAATACAAAAAAAGTCCAGCGTATGCATGGGATCAATTACATTTAATTGAATCGCGCTATAAAGAACATGAGCAATATCATAATGGAAAATCCTGCGATGATGATGCGTGCCTCAGTAAATTTGTGGTCGATTTTAAAAAAGAAGATTTTTTGCAACATGTAGAAACTGTTTTAAATGAATTCATTTAAGATGGTGATTAATGGAATTTAAAGACGGACATACCGGTGAACCAGTTAATCCCAGTGACTTTGTAACGTTTTGTCTATTTGACGCTGTTGAACAAAATGGAAGCAGCTATGTATACGTGAACAAAAAAGAGTTATATGTTTTCATTAACAAAGATAAGTTAAATAAATGGGGATTATTTTTTGAATTTGTTAGTCCTGAAAAAGATGACATCATAACGATCCACGAGGGAAATGAAGTAATCGCCACTTTCTTTAATGTCGATACCATGATTGATCTTTTATCAGTCGATCCACGAGAAAATGATGACAAAGAAGTGGTAATGATTAATGTATTTCCTAGAGATATGATTGATATTCTCATAATCTTGCGAGCAGAGTGCTTGAGCGCTTTGAGAGAAATCAACGAGACTATGACGGGAGGCATAAGGCATTAATATGATGTGTACCATTAAAACGTCACGTACATGTATACATGAGCAAATCGACAAAAATGATTTTGTAAAAATAGTTATCGGCAAAAACATATCAAATCCTGATGATTATTTATATGTAAATAAACTCAGTAAATCAGTTTTTATCAACAATGATAGGTTAAAGAGTGGTGGTATAAAATTTAATCCCCCTCATATCGAAAAAAACGATATGTTAACAATAGCACTTGATGGAAAAGAGCAAATTTTCTTCAATATCGATACCATAATAATTGAGCTTAAAAAATATTATGGATCCGAAGATATTACTGAAGAAAACCTTAACTATCTTATCGCTAGTTTATCGAGCGTAAAAGCAACTGCTATTCATCGATTAGATCAATATTTTGAGATGCAAAAAACAGAGCATTAAAAGGTATTAATATGAATTATCCAATTGATAGAGAAGCGTGGAAAGAACTTGTATCTTATTATGCACATAAAATTGAAGATCTTTTGCCACCAAAAGATTCAGAACAGTCACCAGATTCAATATGTTTAGTTTTCAATCTAGAAGAGGAACATGATGAAGTATATGGTGCTGGCCCGACATGTATGGCGTTTGCAAAATATAACCATGACACTCAAAAGTTTATGAGTGTTGCTTATCCAAAAGATGAAATATCATATTACGATTTCAGGGATGTGTGTAATCATAATGTTGGTTATCACTCAGGTAAAATTACCCATTGGTTAGATGATTATGATCTTACATGCCTGCTTATGGCTTTATTAGTTGAGAATCGTGCGTTAAAAAACAGAGCATTAAATGGAAATTCCAACAGGATGTAAAGCAGACCGAATAGATCCTCGTGATTTTATTCAACTTAATCTTTCAAAAAGAGGTTCAGCGAGTCCAGTAACTGAAAAAGATCTTATATATGTGCATAAGTATGATAAAATTGTTTTCATAAGCGAAGAAAAACTACGAGAAGAATTTGGGTTATTATTTCATATTCCTCGTCCTAAAAAGAATCAAATATTGATGATTGAATTAGAAGATGGATCAACAAAAAAATACATCAATATTGAGGTTATAATCGATAATATGAAAGATGATACCGAAGATGAAGCCCAAGATGATTTTATTGAGTTTCTTTCGATATTAAAATCATCATGCATACGCTCACTAATTACTGTTGAAAATATAATAATGGAAGGATCAGAGAATTAAATGATGTGTACCATTAAAACATTCAAAGATTGGCTTTTTATCTGCAGCAGCATAATTTTATGTCTGTACCTTGCTCGATTTATAGAAATAATCTTACATGACTGTATTCTGTGCCCTTAGGAGAACTATGATTAACTGGAGAAAGTTTAAAAAAGAAGATGATTACCTGAGGAATCTGTCCTTTGAGGAGCAGGAATTAGATAATCGTGAAAGCTTTGCCATCATAGGTGTCGATCCACGCAAGAATCATTTCATATTGATCACGTACAACCACAGAAAAGATTTATTCCATGATATCTTTACCCCACTTGGTGGCTGCAGCAAAGTAACACCCACGGTATTCATGAAATTGGATGCTTTTGTATTCCCCATCAAAGGAAGCAAGCATTCCTGTGTGGATGCTTACTGCCATCGATGCTACTGGAGCGCCTTGAGATGCTTAAATCTACCTTTTATTTACAACGAAGACATGAATATCAATAGATTTATAGTACATGGTGTATAAGTAAAATAAGGTATTAATATGATGTGTTCTGTGTGCCAAAAGCGAGAATCTATTTATTGGATAACTTCATTAGAACCAGCAATAGGTTTTTGTGATACATGCAAACCAACATCACGAAAATTAGCGTTACAGCGATCTCAATGTGGAGAGTCCGAGCCAGATATTGAGTTTGAAAATGATTATCCAAAAGATGAATGTTATTTATGCGGCAATAAAAACTTTGAAGAATTAAACCGATCATCAATTTCTAAGGCGTCACCTGTTTTAAATAATTATGGTGAAAAATTTATTGTTTTGCCGGATTCTTTTGAATTTGAGCGTTGGACCTGTAAATATGAATTTGGTTGCGGAAAAACATGGCAATTAAGGTGGCCTATTGATGAAATTTTGATAGTCAGATTTCAGGATCCTTTATTTAAAGCTGGTTATAAAACCATAGGGGATCTTTCAAGAGCCAAGCCCGAAGAACTTTTAAAGATAAAAGGAATTGGCAAAAGAGCCATTTGGGATATAAAAAATTCACTAAGAATGATTGGTGTTAAATGGGGACATGGGGCATTGAAATGAATATCAACAGATTTATAGTACATGGTGTATAAGTAGAATTATAACCAACACCAGAATTCTCCTGTATTGACACTTTTTTAAGCTGATATAGATTGTGCCCAATTGAGTCAACCAAAAAAGGAGCGCTATGTATAATGTTGGCGATAAATTTGGACAGCAAGAAATCGTTAGAATATATGACGGAACAAGCGGCAGATATCCTACGTATATATTGCGTTGTTCGTGTGGAACTGAACGAGTTTATGCGCATAGTTCTTTAATGCAGCATATGCCTAGAAGATGTCAAAAATGTGTCTCAGCACGAGCTAAAAAATTAAAAAAGATTGATCAGGCAGTACCAAAGCGTGCCTATATAAAGCGTCAAAATGTAACTACCAAACAGGATAATACTATGACCACAGAAGAACGATATAAGGCATTCTTAACAGAAGTATCAGCAATTGATCCATTTATTGGGCTTTATTTCAGCCAATATATCGATTTTAGCGAAATTATAGTCGTACAAATGCCCAAAGAAGCTGAGTCATTCACCCAAATGGCTGAAAAGAAGCGTGAACTTTGGTTACCGGTTCTTAGAAAGCATTTTACTGGTGAAGTGCAATTCGTTGTTGATACAGAAAAAAAAGAGGAATAATATGTTAGATTTCGCTGAAAAAAGCGTGGCAACAACAACAATTCTTATTAGTGGTAAGACGCCCAAATATAAAAGAACTTTTATCGTTGTTGATGAATCAAAGGAAATATATGCCTATGCAGGTCTTTTTGATTATGAAACATTATTATGTGTAACGATCGATGGAGCTGGAACTATCGCACGTAAAGATAAAATATATATCCCTTTGAGTGCTGTTTTGTATGTCTTAGAAGATAGTAAGAATGAAAGAAGACGAACAAGCATTGAAAACGTTAAGCTTCTTCAACGAAAAATATTAGAAACATATGAATCAGGAGAATAACCACTTGCCTTTTTAGGTGATTCGATTTTAAGCTGTCATGGTACAAAAAGGAGTATTATGGCAGTATCGCATAAACAGATAAGTTCCCTGGTAAGACAAATTATCAGTGAGTCGGCAGATGAAGTTGAATCCACCTCACGAGTTCAACTTCGTTTGCCGAATTCTTTTGTTGATCAGATTGATATGGCACGTCTTAAAGATAAAGTGCCACTGACACGCAGTGAATATATGATCAAAGCATTACGCTATTATATCGATAACCAATAAGGACTAGTATGAACGAAGCAGATCTCAAGAACTTTTCTATTCACACCATCAACTTTGCCCTGGCGACTATCACACGAGCACTTCAGGCAATCGGACAAATACAAGTGAACACTGAGCTGACCGATGAACAGAAACAGGCACAGATTAACCCAAACTATGCACTCATTCTTAATCTTGGCCATATGGTTGTTCCTTTTATCGGGATTGCTGAGGATCTGTTTCCTCAGTATAAAGGTGTATTGGACTGGCTTTCCAAAGCGTATACAGAAGTGCAATCACAAGGGCTGATAAAAGCGTGTGAATGCGCAGGATGTATTAAGCCAACTAACTAACACTTGCTATCCCATGCCCAAAATTCTACGATGAATTTTGAAGCATAAAAAAGGATAGTGACTATGATTTTCCCAGCTCTTGGACCGGAATATTACGACGAGAAAGATAGGGGATTATTATCCCGAATGGAAGCTTTCTATTCAGAAGCAATAACAACCAATTTAGCCTTCTGGACCGAAGCTGAAATCGATACTCGCTACTTTGCAGGAGATCAGTCAATCTGGAATGACCTTTATTATGGCAATCTGCCAGCAAATAGACGTCGCCAGTTCCAATTCAATCGTATCCGCCGTGTCGTTAATATGATTGAAGGCTATCAGCGCAGAAATCGTAAATCTACTATTGTAGTGCCAATAGAAAATGGTGACGCTGAAACCGCTGACCAATTCACTAAGGCATTAATCTGGGTAAACCAACAAGAAGGATACTTAGAGACAATCTCAGAAGCCTTTGAGGGAGCGTTAGTCACTGGCCTCAATCTCTTACAGATCTGGGTAGACTATCGCTCTGACCCCGTATCAGGCAATATAAGAATCGACAAGTGCGATTATAACTATTTCCTAATAGACCCATTTTTTAAGAAAAAAGATCTTTCAGACTGCAACGCGATCTGGAAGCGATCCTATTTGAAGAAACAAGAGTGTATTTCACTCATGCCTGATCGTGCTGAAGAAATTCTAGGACTTTATGGAAATGACACGGGAACAGCGAGAGACGGCAAGTTTCAGTTCTCGGCTGAGCAATACGGTTACTCCTACAAGAATCTTTTAACCTACGACGAATTTTATTACCGTGATTTCAGAACACAACGAATGTTGGTTGATTCGCAGACCGGTGAAACAACTGAATGGAAAACTGACGACGAAGATCGCCTTAAAGCATTCTTGCAGGCTTATCCAACAATCAAGCTTATTGAACAGCAAGTACCAACGGTAAATCTGGCAATTGTAATCCAGGGCAAGGTCTTTTTTCACGGACCAAACCCCTTGGGAATTGATCGGTATCCATTTGTAGGGGTATTCGGTTATTATGCTCCCCAGATGCCCTACTTTGATTATCGTTGTCAGGGAGTGGTTCGTGGATTACGAGACGCTCAATATTTGTATAACCGTCGACGTGTTATTGAACTTGATATACTCGAGTCACAAATAAACTCTGGTTGGATATACAAAGAAGATTCTTTGGTAAATCCAAAAGATGTATTCATGTCTGGTCAAGGTCGTGGGCTTGCGCTTAAGCAAGATGCAAACATGGCCGATGTTGTGCGGATAGAGGCGCCTCAAATACCGCCATCAATGATTCAATTATCTGAACTTTTGGCAAAAGAAGTTGAACAAATCAGTGGGATAAATGAAGAACTACTCGGCAGCGCGATCGATGATAAGGCCGGCGTACTCGCTATGTTGAGACAGGGTGCTGGTCTAACAACGCTCCAGGTGCTGTTTGACCAATTAGACTACTCTCAAAAGCAGCTTGGCAAGCTTATGATCGATATCATTCAGAATAATTTTACTCCTGGAAAAATGAAACGAATTCTTAATGCTGATCCAACGCCACAATTTTATAATAAGAACTTCGGCCGTTATGATGCCGTTGTTGAAGAGGGATTAAATACCGCAACTCAGAAGCAGATGCAATTTGCTCAGCTTTTGCAGCTTAAAGAAGCGGGCGTTCCTATACCAGATGAGGCATTACTTGAAGCAGCAACTATCCAAGACAAGAAAAAGCTTATCGAGTCTATTCAGCAAGCTCAGCAGCAAGCTCAGCAAATGCAAATGCAGCAAGCGCAAGTGCAAATGCAAGAAATCGAAGCTAGAACTAATCTGGCTCACGCGCGTGCAGAAGCCGATAGGGGCCTTGGTTACGAACGTATCAGTCGGGTTGAAGAGAATAAAGCGCTCGCTGTCGAACGGCGTGCTGCGGCTGTCAAAGATGAAGAGCAAGCTTTACTTACAGCTATTAAAGCAATCAAAGAAATTGAAGGCATCGATATCGAACATCTTGAAAAGTTAGTTACCTTATCGCGTATGCTTAAAGAGAAAGAACAAGCTATTGCCCCTCAGAGTCGTTCTGCGGTGTAGATAGAGGTTAAACCTTGTTCGCCGCGACTGTCGCCTCGAAGTCGCCTCGACTGTCGCCTCGAACAGTGTCTACTATGAAAGGGCCTTAAATGGCAAAACGTTATCACAAATCGTCAAAAGGGATCTCCCATCATTCTGACCAGTTCAATGATGAAATGAAGCATGATAAGGGAACCGATGGCATGGGCTTTAGCAGCCGTATTGCAGATGCAGCGAATAAGAATGAGTTTTATGCAGGGATGCCAGCTCGTCGTAGACAAGAGCTTGAAGATGCCGGCATGATTCATGAAGATTCGAATGCAATCGCTAATTTACCGCAGAACGTCATGATCAAAGCCTATCCAAAGACTGGTCCATATAACCCAGAAGGTCTTGAAGATTCCATTATCGGCGTTGACGACCAAATGGATTACGATGATTCGCAACGCGCTAAACATTTCTTTCCAAAGAAAATGTAAGGAGTGCTATGAAAGCCAGAAGCAGATCTCAACAGTTCACTATGCAAGAAAAAGTGCGTAGGGATGCTGACCGTCGCAATGAACTTGTGATGGAACGTCTGCGTGATATTGGTTACATGTTTTATGCTGGTACTGATTACCGGCGTAGACAAGAAATAGCTGATGGCAACATGGTCCAAGAAGATCATAATGCTATGGCTAATCTGTCTCCAACACCACGCCATATCGAATACAAGAGAGCGGGATATTTTGATACACCGTTCTTTGATACGAGCAATGAGCTCTAGGAGTCGTTATGCCTGCTATGATTCGCCCTAAAGGGATGCCAAAGAAAATAGCTTACAAGCTACTCGGCGTGCCCTATAATATGCAAAATCGTAATGACAAAAAGAACGAAAAAGTACGTCGCCGTATAATGTTTGAAGAGACTTCAAAAGTACGATAAAACCAAAATGGAGGTTATATGAATAATTGTTGCCAAAATGAACTGGCCCTTGAAAAACTGTGTTGTTGCTGTGCTGATATCAAAAAGATTGTAGTAAACAATATATGTGGCCAAGCTGCCGAATTTAAAAATATCTCTGCTGAAAATGAAGTAGTTAATAATATTTGTGTTTCTGGAATTGCACAAGCATCACAAGCCCAAGTTGACCAAGGCTTCTTTAATGCTTTATGTGCCCAAAACGCAACCATGGACAATGCTTGTATTAGCAACTTAAAGGTTGGCGTTCTTGAAAGCGTTGAACAGTATAGAGCTGCTGTATCACTTTCATCCAATATGGTATACACACTCGGTTCAAATTTAAACTGGGACACCATTGTTGATGATCCAAATAGCAACGTCTCGTTGTCACCATTTTCTTATACCGTTCCGGTAAGTGGTTACTATGTATTCAGCTATTATCTGCGCTCAGACTCGCTTTCTGGTTCATCAGTTGTTGCTGGTGCTCCAATTGGATTGCTTGATGTAACCGTAAATGGTGCAGATCTTCGCTTACTGCAAGTGCCTTATTTGACCTTCAGTGCATTACAATCTGGCGAACTCAGCGCATTAGTACTGCTTAATGCTGGTGACGTTATACGCATGAACTACAATGTTCTTATACTTGATCCAGTATCTGGTCTTATTCCTTACGTTGGTACAGTATCTGTTAAAGGTGGCGCAACTCCAGGATTCAGCCAATTTACCATACATTACCTTTCATCATTGAGCGGTAGTGCAGTAACTTGCCCTCCATGCCCAGCGATTACTGTTGGTTGCAAAGAATTCGTCACACCATGTTCACCAATTGGCTGTGATGATAACCGTGGTCAACAGCAACAATGCAAACCATGCGTAATGCCACAATCAAAGCCAATTTCGATGCCGCAATATCCTGCTGCTAAACCAGCCGCTGCGATATTTGTTAATAACAAAGTACAGTCAAGGAAGTAATATGGCCAAGAAGAAAGCTATGAAGAAAAAGCCAAATAAGAGCGGCAAAGTTGAAAAGGTAATGGAAGAGTACAAAGAAGGCGAGTTACATAGCGGCTCTAAAAAGGGCCCTAAGGTAAAAAAACGCAAGCAAGCGGTTGCCATAGCTCTTTCAGAAGCCCGTAAAGCTGGCGAACCAGTTAAATCAAAGAAAAAATAACGCAAAAAGAAATAGTACTCACTTCTTATTGTGTTGAATAGACGATCCCCCAGAAATCCGTGAGGAACTGTCTGGGGGATTGTTTCATTGAGGGCTAGTCAGTGTTCGCTAAATAGTTATAGACCTAAACTACTAACGATTTATTTTTGGCTTGAATCAGTCGTATTGTTTGACGTCTGATCGTTTGATGTTGTATCAACAGCTGTTGATGTACTTGTCATGTCAGTTGAACTGGAATTTGAAGAAGTGTTATCTGAGAAAAAAGTTTCATAGATCCAACTTGCTGCTGCTTTTTCATCACATTCATCGCGATGAGCAGTCATTCCAAAAACTTGAGATGAAAACAGAACTGTTAATAATAAAACTGATGCTTTGAACATAATTGTTCCTTCTTGTGGTGTAATTGACTGCCTCTAAGATTACACCCATTTAATTTTTTGTAAATAGTTGTAAAAAAACGATCTGATGGTATTATCAATACAGGAGCCATTATGAAAAGATATTTTCCATCTAGTCAGTTTTTTTCAATAAGTTTCTTCACTTTATTAAGTAAGATATTTGGATTCATGAGAGAATGGTTTCGAGCACTATTCTTTGGAGTTGGCGAGAGATCTGATATATTTTTGATGGCGTACAGAATGCCATTCTTTTTTTATAAAATGTGTTCTGAGGGACCGCTCAGCGCAGCACTTGTTCCTTTTGTGGTGGATATGAATCGCCAAGAAGAGAGAACATACATGATGCAAGTTATTACTTGTTCTATGATTATAGTGCAAACATTTTTTTTGATAGTATCGGTTGTTGTCATTATATTTTCATCAAAATTATCATACTTTTTGGTTCCTGGCTGGAAAAATATCAATTCTGTCTTAGAAGTATCCTCGCTGGTTCCTGTTCTTATGTCTTCGATGATTTTTATGAGTGCAGCTTGTTATTTATCTTCTGTACTCCAAGGCCTTTCTGTTTTTTCTGCCATACTTATGCAGCCAATTGTATTTAATATTCTCACAATAATTGAATATGGAGTGTGTTGGTATTTTAATGCTTCACTTATGACGCTTGCGCTCTGCTATTTACTAAATTCGATCATTATTTTTGGAATAACATGGTTATTGTTTCGAAAATATTATTCATTCGAATGGAACTTTACCAGATCTACCATCAAAAGATCATTAGAGCTCATTAAAAACATAGCAAGCAGCTGCGTAACCATTGGGGTTAATGAAATTAATGCCATCATAGATTTACAATACGCCTCTTTTTTTGGATCTGGAGTTGTATCGCTTATGAGTTACAGCGGTCTTTTATTGAGACTACCTTTAAGTATATTTGGTGCTGGTATTTCTATGGTGTTATTGCCTGAATTTTCTCTTATAAAGCACGATAAAAAATTACTTGGTCATTATATCTATAAATCATCTAAGATTCTTTTGGCATCGATTTTACCCGTAATTTTAGTTATGTACGCACTTGCTCCGTTTCTATTTTCTTTAGTATTCAGATTTTCAGAATCACACTGTATTCTTGCAGCTCAATTTTTACGATTTTCTTTGATGGGATTGTTCTTTTTTTGTTTAAACAGAATGCTGCTCAATGTTTTTTATGCATTAGGAATATTCGATATTCCTTTTTATATATCCTGTATCGCGATAATCATTAACATCATATTAAATAATATATTGATATCATATTTTGGATCATCTGGTATTATATTAGCGACTTCAATTTCAGCAATCATTCAAAGTTGTTTGTTGATCGTATCATTGAGGCGACATAAAATAATTATAAAAAAATGATACTACTACCAGCCCTCGCTAGGTAGCACCTTTGCCCCTTATGGTTTATAACTACGCTGACCATCCCATAAGGGGTTTTTATTTTCTTAAATTTGTTCTATACCCTAGGTAAGGAGTAATTATGAACAAAGATACTGTCGGTAAAATATCGCTCGAGCTCTCACAAAAAGAAGCACCAACTCGTGATCCCATTGAACTGCAACGGGAAATGCATAAAGATTATGAAAAACATATCATCGAATGCATAGAATCCAACAAAAACCATCTTGATGGTGACTTTTATGTCGAAGTTATCACCAAAAAAGAACGACTCATGCCCAATGTTCTCAGAAATTACTTCTTTGCAACCCAAGCATGCCCAACGCCAACCTGGGATCAGGCAGTGTATAAGTATCACCGCCTTGATGAACAGGTAAGATTCTTGTGGGTTGTCCCCTCAAAAGATACGTGTGAACTGTTTACTTATAATGCACTCGAGATTGATAAATCTGAGCATGAGTTACTCAACTTTGTGCTGCAATTCAACGATGGATCATTATTGCGATTAGCGAAGAAACTTAATGGCGAAGAAGAACATTCACCATTTATTAGCAGTTAGCTTTTTTTCAACAGTTTTTTGATGCTTAATGTAAACCGCTTCATGAAGTTTACCCATTGCCATGTAGATTGTGGCTTTTTTTTCGTGATCAAGATCTAAAAGTTTTGCCGCAGATTTATCATCCATTGCAGAAATTGTAAAAGCGGTTAATAGTAGGAAATATAAAAAGAACATAATCTCTCCATTTTTGGGGTGAGATAGTAGTATAACAGTAGTAATGAAGCTTATGAATGCTCCTGTGTTCCAAATGGAAGGATGCCTGAGAATGGCGGTGCGGGTTCGACTCCAGCCAGGAGACGTGTTTAAAAAGGAGCAGTATGTATAACCCTGATGATAACTATGAAGTTCATCCAGAAATAGCAAAATCACTACCACCGCAACCAGAACCGGCTATTGAAGAGCCAGCAGAGCAACCAGAAGAGCAACCAGTTGCAGCAGCTCCTCAGCCTGAAAGTAATAAAGAAATTAATCTACGCATATTGCGTGAGCGAGCAGAGCGTGCTGAGCGTGAGCGTGATGAAGTATTGCGATATGTACAAGATCAGCGGCCAAAGCAAGCGGCAGCACCAGAGCCCGAAGAAGATATTAATATCGGGATTGGTAATGACGACATAGCTGAAGGCAAGCATCTTAAAGAAGTGTATAAGCGCGTTAAGAAGCTAGAAAGTGAGTTAGCACAATCACGCCAACAATATACTTCGACTGCGGCGGAACAACGGTTAAGATCGCAGTTTCCCGACTTCGAAAAAGTCGTCACAGCAGATAACGTTCGAATTCTTGCACAAATGCATCCGCCTGCTGGTAATACTTTACGTAATTCATCTGATATGTATGATGCTGGTTATATGGCATATACTTTAATTAAGCAGTTCAATATCGATGCACCACACCAAGCAGAGATTGAACGAGCTCAAAAGAATGCAGCAAAACCTAAGCCGTTGAATAGCATTTCGCCTCAACAGGGCGACACCCCCTTGTCTAGAGCGAATGCTTTTGCCAACGGCCTTACTGAAGATTTGAAAACACAGATGCTTAAAGAGATGAATGAAGCTCGTAAAGGATATTAGATTTTCCTTTTTGGACTGGTCGTGCGCAATCGACCATTTTTGACGCCCCCCTGGACCTTCCTCCCAGGGGGATAATTTGAAATTCCTTTATTTTCCGGTGTCTGCCGGTTTTTTGTTTCCTTGGAGGGTTTACATATTCCCTCCAGGGTTTTATTATGGCTTTGGTAAATCATAACATTCCTGTTACGTGTTACTGGTTCCCCCTGGAGTTTTCGTGAAATTTCTCCAGGGGTTTTTATTTAAACGCTTTACTAATAAGAGTATTCAGTTCTATTATTGCACTAGCGTACTGGTGCTTCGCTAGCCCTTCGAGCGTATTGAGATTCGCTCACTCATGGCGTACGGAGTTTCGCCGACTCGAGTAATGATAGTTTTTTCATGAAGGGAGTAGTATGGCTATAACAACTACAAGCACGCTTCCGGCACCCGTTAACTGAAGTTGAGCGGGTATAAAACTATGAGTGATTACATGGAAAGTCTAAACATAAATACAGATCTTTGTTATACTGAATTAAGTACAACAAAGGAGTATTTATGCATGATAACCAGAGCCAAACGCATTGGGCGTATATAGCTGGAATAATGGACGCGGATGGATGTTTTATGATATTTAAACACAAGCGCAAAACTAAAAATAAGCAAACAGATCGAGCTTTAGTTTTTCCAAAGAACGTAAAGCAGTGGGCTATTTCCTATTTGCCTGGTGTTAAAATAGCAATGATTGAACCTGAAGCTATAGATCTCATTCAGAAAGAAATGGGATTCGGCAATATGCACATCGATGGCGCTCGTAAGAGTAGACCCAAATCGAAGCCAATTTATCATTGGTACATGCGAGACAAACTGCGAGTGGCAGAATTCATAGAAAATGTGATGCCTTATCTGAGAGTTAAAAAAGATAGAGCGCGCCATCTTTTAGAATTCTGTAAACATTTGAAGAATGTTCCGCATGTGGGATATAAGGGTTTATCTCAAGAAGAGCTAGATTACCGAGAAGACATGTATATAAAAATGCGTGAGTTCAATGGTAATAAAGTAGGCGCAACGACTAAGCCTCATGGGCACGAGAGTGCATGCGATAGTCTAAACTCATAGGAAACTATGAGAGAGTGGATCGAAGAATCTGCTCCGCCAGAAATGGTCAGTAGGATGTGGGATCGCATCCGAAAGTAATAGCGAGTCAACAAAGTTTTAGTTATAAACTTTTGTCGGTGCCAGTGCCTAATATGATCCATAAAATCCCTGCGATGAAGAAGAATATGCCCCGTAATGGTGGTACAACTCTTCGTATGCGCAGGTATAATCCATTAGCAACAGCGATGGTTCCACTTGGTAACTCTGGTGTGACTCCACCGGCCCAAAATTTGACTGCTGTGGATATTGATGCAAAGATATCGTTTTACGGTACTTATGTGGTTTTGAACGAGCAAGTAACATTGCAAAACCAAGACCCTGTATTAAACGAATCAGCAGCACGTTTGGGTGTTTCGCTACGTCAAACCGAAGACCAATTAACACGCGATATGCTTGCTTCAACAGCGAGTTTTATCAACTCTGTTGGCGGATTTGACGGGGACAATCCAACGGAAATCACACGTTCTGATGTTGATACGGTTGTGCGTGCGTTATTGAATAATAATGCTTACACAATCATGGATAACATTGAAGGTGAAGATAAGTTCGGAACCGCGCCTAGAATGAATGGGCGCTATAAACTTTCTCTGATTGACTTGGAAGCCCAAGCTTAAGAGCGGGCGACAGGGCGGAAGGCGTAAGCCACCGTGAACGACTAAGTGAGAAGGCACCGAAAGGTGATGCGATAGTCTGACCTCCGACCGATAAGGCGGAGAGGCGAATCCGAAGAGGTTTGCCCGCCTAGAAATAGGTCACAAAAGTAACAGAAATGGTTCGTGATGCATATTTTGCTTTATGCTCCACAAATTTGACCGGAAGTCTTGATAACGTTGCTGGATTCATCCAAAAGAACCAATATCCAGCTCCAATGAATGCTTTGCGTTCAGAATGGGGTGCTATTGGAAACTTAAGGTTCTTGATTTCATCCATTGGTAGCATTACTCCACTTTCGTCAGCTAACGGCAACGATGTGTATAACATCTTCTGCGTTGGTATGGAAGCGTATGCTTGCATAGAGCAAGACGGCTACAGTGCCTCGTTCATAGAAATGTATGTGAACGTTAAATCTTCTCTGATAGACTTGGAACCCGTAGTGGCAATAAGCTAACCGGAAACAAGGGGCAAGATTATGGTTAAAATTAAAGATTGCATGAAGGAATTGGGATATAGGCCTGCATTTTGTAAATGTTCTGCGTGTAGAATAAATTCTCGCGAATTTGTTAAAAATATTTGCAATAATCCAATATCAATTCCACTTAAATATCTTAATGGTGAAAATAATCAGCCTGAACGACTAAGTGAGAAGACCTCGAAAGAGGATGCGATAGTCTGAACTCCAAAGGAAACTTGGAGAGGCGAATTCGAAGAAGTTTGCCCGCCCTACGTACGTACTACGTAAGGTCATAAAAGTAACAGAATTGATATAGACCACCTATATATGATGGCCCATTGGCGCTTAACGCATCAGTCGGCTATAAATTCGCTGAGGTTAAAATTAGTGACCTCGTTAAATCTTTTCTGATTGACTTGGAAACCCTTGTAATGGGTGACAGGGCGCAAGCGCAAGCAGCGTGAACGACTAAGTGAAAAGACGTCGAAAGACGATGCGATAGTCTGAACTCTATGGAGACATAGAGAGGGAGATTCGAAGAAGTTTCCCCGCCCTACGTACGTACTACGTAAGGTCATCAAAGTAACAGAATGCCTAGGATTACGAACGACTTGTGGGTATTGAATTTACGCGCAACATTGGCTTAAGGAGAGAACTATGGATGGAACAATTCTCGGCCAAGGCACGTTTACTCAAGGCGCCACGGCTGCAAATAAAACTATTGTTATACCTTCAGGTGTTGATTGGCTTGAGATTTATAATTTAACTCAAGCTGGTCTGGTTGCGGGTAATGGATTTCATTTCTACTGGCAGCGTGGATTCGTTGTTGGTGGTGATGCCACAATTGGTATCGTAGAATCATCTGGTGCTGCGGGTGCAATGTCAGTTGGACAAACTGCTACACAAGCATTTGTATTATACGATCCATCAGTGAAATATTTGGGCAACCCAGTAGCAATTACTGGTTCCTCGAACGTGGTACAACCAATTATTTCAACTGCTTCAACTTTTGGATTATCGGCTGGTTCAGTCGTTCGTCTTTCTGGAGTTACAGGTCAGCCTGACATGGGCGGCATAGATTTCGTTATCGATACCGTTAACGCAAATACTAATTTCCGAATCGCGAACGCATTAGCAAACGCCCCTGGCGCTGCTGGTACCGCTGGTTTTTATCGAATTATAAACTTTAACCCATTGTTCTACCCAAGAAATAGAACAATTGCGAACATCTCTCAAGCGGTTCAAGCCGTTGTGACGACAACTGTTCCGCATGGTTATACTGTTGGACAACAACTTCGATTCAATATTCCTGCAGTATCGGGAATGATTCAGTTGAACCCAACGTCTCAAAATAATTATCTTTCAGCAACTGTCGTAACAGTAATTGATGCCAATAACTTTTCTATCAACATTGATACATCGTCATTTACTGCGTTCAGTTTCCCAACTGTTACTCAAATGCCAAGTACGTTCCCAGAGGTCATTCCTTTTGGTGAAAATACTGCATTAGCGCTCAGTCTGGGTGTCGATATTCTTGGCGATGCAACCGTTAATACCGGTTTCCTCGGCATGACATTGGCTGCTGGGGCATTAATGCCTGCAGGTTCTGCTAATGATGTTATTTACTGGCGTTCCGGTAAATCCACATTTGGCGGACTTTAAGATCTAATAGCGGGCGCCGCTCCGCGTTTATTTTAGGCGCCCGCTCTTTTAAAAAGGAGAGAAGATGTCAGAAGCAAAGAAGCATACAGAAAAAAAAGAACAACCAATAAACAAAAATTTACGTTACCAGCGTGATAAAGACCGCGAAAAAGTGCGTGGAATCTTCAAATTCTATGAAGTTCCAGGTGGCGGCATGTCATTTGTTTATCGTGCCTATAAAGAAGACCAAGTTGAAAGATTTGACCTAATAGATGGTGAAATTTATACCTTACCACTTGGTGTAGCAAAGCATTTGAATAAAAATGGCTGGTATCCTGAGTATGAATTCATCAAGGGTGAAAGCGGCACACAAGGTGCTTATGCTCCTTCAATGGGCAGCTCTGCTCCTTCGATCATGCGCGTTGGCAAGAAAGTACGCAGATTTGGCTTTCAAAGTCTTGAATTTGTTGATCTTGAAGATCTTACGCAAAATGGTAAGCCAGTAAATGAACTGGTAACCGTAGAACAGGTACTATAACATGCCGGGGTATGTTCCAAGCTATTCTTATCCGAAGCCAATATTTCAGCCAGCGATGCGGGTAATAGCAGCTATAACCACCACGAATCCCATGGAGGTCACCACTACTGTTAACCATTTATATATCGATGGGATTATTGTGCGCTTAGACATACCCCCTCATTTTGGCATGCAACAAGCGAATAAGTTAACGGGCACAGTAACAGTCACGGGACCAACTACCTTCACGCTTGATATAAATTCATTCACCTTTCAGCCATTCGTGCTACCCACTTCATATCCGCCTGGCTATCAAGATGCCCAAGTTGTTCCAATAGGTGAAGTGAGTGCGATTTTAACTGCAGCCGTACAAAATGTCTTACCTTTTAGAACATTGCCTTGATAGTCTGAGAGTATAAAAAAGGGGAGAGTATAATGGCAGATTCATCGCTTAATGCGATACGCACCAAGGTAAGAAGAATTACACGAAGTCCATCCGAATCACAGTTGACTACCGCTCAGCTCGATGAGTACATAAACACCTTTGTGATTTATGATTTCCCTGAGCATTTGCGTATGTTTAATTTGCATACAACGTTTACGTTTTATTCGAATGCATTCCAAGACGAGTATCCTACTGATATATTGAGTTATGGAGCAGCATCAAATGCAGCGTCAAATCCGCTGTACGATTTTCAGAATAGATATTTAACCATAAATCCACCGGTTTACATTGCGGGATTTCAATCGTTCTATACGCAAAGCAGGGAACAATTCTTTGGCATTTATCCTAAAGTTAATAGTATTGCTTCTATTGGGCCCCGTGGGGACGGTATTACTCAGCGTTTTGTTGGCGTTATCAACACCCAACAATCGTACATGTTGCCCGGACAGACCCGTCAACAAGTCGGACTGCTCCAACGGCAGGTCTTATTTAGTTCTGTCGATAGTAATAATAACAGTCTTGCTCTTGTTGATGTACCGGTATTGGACGATGTTACCGGAAATCCGACCGTATTCGGTAATTTATATAAGCCAGGAACCGAACCAGCCACCCCTCCGCTTGCTTCTGCTCCCTATATCCCAGTAGTTGGTGGTAATCCCGATGCAGATAATTACATCAACTATGCAACCGGTCAGTTTGTTATTACCTTTCCATTCCCTCCAGGTCCTGGAAAAGTTATTGATAGCCAAACTGTTCCAACCACATTAGCACGCCCTCAGGCGATGTTATTTTACGATAACAAGTTTATCATCAGGCCGGTGCCCGATCAGCCCTACAGGGTCAATTTTGAGGCCTTTGTGCGGCCAACGCAGCTCTTAGCTTCAAGCGATAATCCACAACTGAATGAGTGGTGGCAGTATATTGCTTATGGAACCAGCAAGAAGGTATTTGAAGATCGTATGGATATAGAATCAGTGCAGCAAATTATGACAGAATTTAAGACGCAAGAATCGTTAGTATTACGTAGAACCATAGTTCAAAATACCAATGAACGCACGGCGACAATTTATACTGAACAGACCGGCTTTGGTCCTGGTTGGGGTCAAGGTGGATGGGGTTATGGCAGTGGTACTTTTTAGTTAATGGAGTTTAGTAATGGCATTTTTACCAAATATACCTCAACCAACAGATCAGTTATCTGTTTCCCAAGCCGATATACTTAACAATTTTGGCGTTTTGGGTGCGATAGCAGGCAATGCTAATGCTGCAAGTAGCAGTCTTAATGCTATTTCTGGTTTCAATTTCTTATATCTACCGGTTCAGGGTGGATCGCCTCCAGCTGGCGCTTTATTCCCTGCGGGACAAATTGGATTGTATTCGTTTATGAATGCCCTGACGGGAATAAATGAACTCTATATCAATAAAACCAATCAAGCGACGGTAGTACAAGTTCCAGCAACAGCTTCTACTCTTAGCCAGAATTCAGCACCTGCGCTTAATGCTGGTGGATGGACCTATTTACCATCAGGAATGTTATTAGTCTTTGGAAAAGGATTTGCTAATGGGAATAGTAACTTTACCTTTGCTGCGCTACAGCCGACTGCTCCACCGTTTACACAGGTCCTTTCAATTATTTTATGCACGGCTTATTCAAGTACTTCTGATAGTGATGGATTCGTCCGCCTTTCAAATTATACAAATTTGGGGTTCAATGCTTTTGGATCTGCTCGTACAACGGTTACTACTAAAAATGTAGGATTTCAGTTTCTTGCACTAGGATATTAATATGCCTTTTGACAGATTTCTTATCGCACCGATCAATACCGGTTTGCAAACTGACTTAAAGCCCTGGCAAATAATGGATGACGCCTTTCAGTCGCTTCAAAATGCCTATGTATTTCGCGGAAGGGTCGTAAAGCGATTTGGATCTCTGTTGATGGGAACTCCACCTTCTGTTGCTAATTCTCGATTAAGAATAGGGCTAGGAACTACCAATGGATCTGGAAGCATATCGGGAACGGTACCAGGAATTATTTTTGAAGTCGGACAACTTTTTTCTGTTGGAACAAGTTTATTCACTGTTACCGCGCTTGGTACGCCAGCAAATTTATTGAGAAGCGATGGCCTTGTGGCTACGGCGACCTTTAATACTACAACGGGAGCTTATGTTATCGATGGTGCTCCTGTGGGAACTACGCTTTATTATTATCCTGGTTTACCGGTTATGGGAATTACCCAATATGAATCGGGAGCAGTAAATAATCATCCAAGTTATGCATTTGATACACAATTTGCGTATAGATTTGTGGGACCTGGATGGGATAGATCTGGTTCTGGATCATCTCCTTTATGGCATGACCCATCAGGAGATCAATCAAATTACTTTTTAAGTTATAACTATCGAGCAACGTCTGATGCTACGCCGACTATGTTTGTCACCAATTTCCAAGTAACAAATCCCAATGGAGTGGGTGTTGCAACTGATGATCCTATTTGGTACACGCCAGACGGATCGACATGGACGGCACTTTCGGGAGTAAATGCTTTTTACTTCTTTCCCAATGGTGGCGCCCCCCATACGGGCCCATTTGTCGTCACTGCACGAATTATTGTGGCATTCCATAACCGCTTAATTTTACTGAACACTATTGAAAATGATAATAGTGGCGGTCTTGGTGTTAACTCAAATTATGTTAATAGAGCACGTTATTCATCGGTTGGAAGTCCATTTGTAGTAAATGCTTGGTATGAAGAAGATCAGCAAGATAACGCAGGTAATTTTGCAGCAGGGGCTGGATTTGAAGATGCAAGCACAGAAGAACAAATAATAAGTGCAGAGTTCATAAAAGATCATCTTATTGTTTATTTCGAGCGCAGCACCTGGGAACTGGTTTATACGTACAGTGAAGCGGACCCCTTTATTTGGCGCAGATTAAATAACGAATTGGGATCGCAATCAACGTTTTCAACGGTGCCATTCGATACACAAGTTCTTACGATTGGTAATACCGGAGTACATGCCTGTAACGGATCAAACGTGAGTCGTATTGACGAGAAGATACCCGACGAAATATTCGACTTTGAGAGTAGTTCAACCCAGCGCACTGCGGGTATACGAGATTATTATACTGAAGCAGCCTATTGGGCATTTGTTTCAGATTCTCGACCAACAACAGATAATTGGCCAAACCAGGTATTAGTGTTCAATTATCGAAATAGATCATGGGCTCTTAATGATGATTGCATAACTGCATTCGGATACTTTGAGCAGCAAGAAGATACCACTTGGCAATCAACTGGCACATTAACTTGGGAAGAGTTCCCTGGGAATTGGATTGATGGCATATTACAGTCAAATCAGCGGCAAATTATATTTGGAACCCCTGAGGGATTTGTTTTAAGGCTTGCTCGTGATGTTTCTAGAAATGCACCATCAATGCAAATTACTAATATGTCGATAGCAGCAACAGGAATTATAACGCTTACTATCATCAACCATAATCTTTCGGCAGATCCAAGCACCTATCCAAATGATTCTGACTATATTTTACTTGAAAACATTGTTGCTGATGCAACGACAGAATTATTTCTTAATGGTGGAATATTCCCTGTGTGGCAGATAATTGATAGCAATACGATATCAATTCAGACTTATGGCGGCTTAACTGTGGGCACTTATGCGGGTGGTGGCACCGCAGCGCGTGTCTCAAATGTGCAGATAACAACCAAGCAATTTAACCCTTATGTCAAACAAGACCGCGGTGTCTATGTAGCTAAAATAGATTTTGGGGTAACCAAGACCCCTCAGGGACAAATCACCGTTGATTACTTTCCTTCTTCGACACCGGTATCCATGATACAAGGTGGTTTTGCTTCGGGAGCAATTCTGGGAAACAGCATTCTTGAGACGTCTGCGTATGATCCAAATATATATCCTCTTGAACAGTATCAAGACTTATTGTGGCACCCAATATATTTCCAAACAAGTGGTACATTTGTTCAATTTGCCCTGTATTTCGCTCCAAATCAAATGACTAACCCAACCATATCACTTGCTGATTTTGAACTGCAGGGAATGGTTCTTTATACGCAACCAACCTCTTCCAGGATGCAATAATATGGCAAAGAATGCTGGATCATTTATACCGATTCTTTTTGATTTTGATGTTGCCCAACTAGAACAAATGAATGTAAATAGTACTGAGTTTAAAGAGCTTATTGTTCGTTTATATCAGTACATTAACACCATGTCTCTTGCGATAAATACCCGTGAAGGGGGATATTTTCCTCTTTATGAGTATATAAATGGTCAGCTCTACTTTCCCACCGCAACGCAAGACACTGCAGTATTTCGCTCAGTTTTCAGGAAAGTTATTAACTTTGGTGCATTACCCAATGCGGGTACCAAATCAGTAGCCCATAAACTGAACATTACTGGTGGTTATAGTTTCACCCATATTTATGCGACTGCAAGTGATCAAACGGGACTACATTATATTCCGATCCCTTATGCAAGTCCGACATTGGTAAATAACATCGAAATAAACGTTGATGCAACCAATGTGAATATAACTACCGGCAGCAATCGTTCAAATTTCACCATATGCTATGTTATTTTGGAATATATAAAGTTTTGATTAAGGAGGCCATCATGGCAGATATGTCGACTATATTAAGCAGTGCGCTTGGATCAGGTATTACAGGAGCAACTGCGGGAGGAACCGTAGGAGGTCCGTGGGGAGCATTAATTGGAGCATTGCTTAGTGCAGGAGTTGGTGGAACAGCAGCATATCTTGCTCCAGAAGGCGGCAATGCATTTACCGGCATGGATCCAAAAAATCAACAGTTGCCGACACGATATCCGTGGCAAGAAGAAGGAATGAAATCTCTGCTTCAACAAGGCCTTCAGAATTCAAATTTTGATAATATAGAAAACCAAGAAATGAGAAGATTTAACACACAGACAATCCCATCATTAGCAGAACGTTTTTCGGGTCTCGCCGGTGGAAGAATGGGTTCTAGTAGATTTAGAAGTGCACTTGCCGGAGCGGGATCTGATTTGGGAGCACGACTTGGAGGATTACGAGCACAATATGGCTTACAGCAATCACAATTAGGTTTACAACCATCATTTGAAAATATTTATATGCCAGGAACCCCGAGCGCATTGAACCCTATCTTGCAGGGAATAGGACAAGCAGCTCCACAATACATAAACTCTCAATTTGGCAATCAGAACCAGAATCAAAATCAATTTGGTGACCTATTTAAGGTATTGCAGCAACTTTCTCCTGAACAAAAGAATCAGCTTAAACAAGCATTAGGGGCATAACATGGCAACAATTGTTAATCGTCCACCATCATGGGCTGAGGCATTAAGTACAGGACTCGGCCAAGGCATAGAACAACTTGCACAAAGCAAGATTCAAGAATTAACCCTTAAAAAGCAGCAAGATAAACTTGGTAATTTTTATGAATCAATAGGTCTGCCGAGGGGTTTGATATATGCTCCTGAAAAAATAC